ATTCTATTGCACCTGATTTTGGATTTGGTGGTTCATCTAATCAAGGTAATAGGATCGGGAATTATTTTTATAATAATACTATTGGTGAATACTTCTACAATAATACAATTCCTGATAACTTTTACAATAACACAATTGGGGAATTCTTCCAATGGAATATCGTTGACACATATGTAAATAATGTTGATTTTACAACAAATTACGGTATTATAACTGCGTTTACATATAATGCTTTAGGTACTGGAGCAACCGATGGTATTTACACTAATTTAACTGGAACAACAAACGGTAACGGTATTAATGCGTCTTTTGATGTTGAAGTTTCGGGGAATACTGTAATAGGTGTCAGTGGTAATACATCAGGTAAGTCATACCAAGTAGGTGATACAATAACAATACCAGGAACTGAAATTGGCGGTTCTTCGGGCACTATAAATGGGTTTTCAATTAATAACAAACTAAGTGTTAAAATTTATAAACCTGCCGATTCAACATATACTTACCCAAGTAATGAAACAGAAATGGATTATCTAATAAATAATAGTCCTCTTTTTGATACATACAATTCTCCTAATATTCAGGGTGTTTCATATTCAACACAAACAGGTGTTGATCAAAGTGACTATGGAATGGTAATTGAAGGTATTATAAACATTCCTTCCAACAATACATACTATTTTGGATTAAGTAGTGATGATGGTTCAGACGCATTCATTAATGGAATTAAAGTTGCTGATTGGTATGGGGCACATGGTGATAGTGGAAATCTTCCGAGCGGAAATCAGTATCCTATAACATTAACAGGTGGAACATATCCTATCAAAGTTAGAATGCAGGAAAGAAGTGGTGGTGACATTGTAATTTTATTATATAGTTCGGACTCCGGTAGTACTTGGAACATTATCCCTAATAATTGGTTTGTGAGTAGTGTAACAGGTGTCACAGGTTCATACCCTAATATATTTGCACAAGGTACTGGTGGTGAAAACGCAACATTTGATGTTGAGGTTGTTGATGGATTAGTTAATAGTGTAGTATTAAATCAGGGTGGTACTGGATATACAGTTGATGAAATATTAACAATAACTGGATCTGTATTTGGTGGTACGGAAGATATATCAATAACAGTAGATTCAGTTTATTCTAATGGTGTTATTGTTACCGTTACGGGTGTTAGTCAAACACCATCTGTTTATGAATTATACACTTGTCAGATTTTCAAAAATTCATCATTAACAAATAGGTTATCATACTATGACGAATCAGATGTATTAACAATAAAAAATATAAATGAATAAAAATGTCAATAACAAAATACATAGTAAATAATTTATCAGGACAAACAATATCTGAAATAAATTCAACAACAATTATTTCAGATACAATTTCCGCTAACACTTATTCAAATTTACCAATCCCAACTTCTATAAGTAGTGGGCCAACTGCACCTGGAACTGCTGTTGTTGCAAACGAAACAGATGTTGATATTAACTTCTCCGATGGAATCGGAACTGCGTGGAGTTTTTCTTCGACAGGTTTAACTTTTCCTGATGATACGGTGCAAACAACAGCGTATACAGGTGGAAGTGGTTCTGGAGTGACTATATTAAATAATGTAAACAACAGAATAATTACGGCAACAGGAAACGTTGGCGAGTTAAACGCAGAATCCCTTATTACTTTTGATGGTACTAAATTAAGTCTTTTGTTTCAATCAGAGGATGAAGGAGGTGAGATTTTATTAGGGAAAGCGGCAACCAACACGTCACTTTCGGGTGATGGTATAACAATTGATGTTTATCAAAATAGATTAAGAATCTTTGAGCAGGGTGGTAATGCTAGAGGTGGGTATTTTGATTTGACTACTTTAGGGAATAGTGTATCCACAAATCTTGTACCAACTCTTTATTTACTTGAAGCAACAACTGCAAGTATAACTTACACATTACCAGGTTCATTTACTGAAGACCCTTGTAGATATAGTATTGTGAGTAATACTGTTAATGTATCAAGTAGTTGGTTTGATACCACTGGTTATACATTTACACCACAAAAAGCTGGTTATTGGGAAATTACCGCAACCTATGATGTATATAGAAATACTGAGGCAAGTATGGCAATTAAGAAAAATAATGGAATTGTCGCCGCCGCCGGTTCTTTTGGTGCTGTTGCTCAACAGATAACAAAAATTGTGTATCTAAATGGTTCAACTGATTTCATAAACATTGTAAATGTCGGTGGAGCGGCAAATTCAAGAGATCAATATGCAGAAAGGTCTTGGTTCCAAGCAAGATGGATAGGTGAATAAAAATAAAAATAAATTTTAAAAATTAAAAAAAAAAAATGATTGACTCGATTTTATTAGTGGACGATGAGGATCTATTCCACTTAGTATTTGAAGATTCTTGTTCAGTATTAGACATTAGTTTATCTTTAAATTCAATTAACAGTGCGGATGAAGCTGAGAAAAAATTTAAAACTTGGTTTGAAACTAACGATACCGAAAATAAACCTGAATGTGTTTTTGTTGACTTAAACATTATTGGTAGCTCATTTGATGGAATTGAATTAATAAGAAGAATAAATTTCCAATATGGGAATAATGTGGTTATTGGTATTATTTCATCATCAAATGAACCTGAAGAACAGGCGAAAGCTGTTCAATCAGGAGCTCAATTTTGGATTATTAAATCAGACGAAATTGAGCCAAGATTAGAAGAATTTAAAAAAGATTATCAAGGATACGTTAATAGAACCGCACCTTTTAAAGTTTACAGATGATACAAATAGATAAAAAAACTAAAAAAGACTTAATTGACTTATACAATAAAAAAGGTATAGGTTTAGAAGGTAACATCACAAAGTTGGTTGATAGTGAAGATGATTCTGAATTTTTGGAGTATCTTAAAACATGTATTGCTAAAGACACTGAAAAAAGAAGTAAACGTCTTACAATGACTAAAAAGATACAAAAACAAAATGACGAACTAACAACTTTAAATAACGAAAATGAAAGAATATTAAATGAATTACAAGAGTCATTAAACGAATTAGAAGATCAAAGAATGACTCTTGAAGTTCAAAATAGAGAACTTAATGAATGGAAAGAAGATAATTTGCGTTTAACTGAAGAATTAAAAATCGAAATGGTTAATGCTGAACAATCAAGGATAGAAGCGGAAACGGCTAAACAAATTGCACAAAATGACTTAGATCTTTTACAGAAAAAAAATCAAACCGAACTTATTTCATTAATTGTAAGAGTTGCCTTGTGGATTATTGTTGGTGTTGGGTTTATGACAACTGCGGTTTATGTATTCACAATGTTAATGGGTAAAGATACACAAGTTATAAGTGCCGCTTGGTCTAATATGTTTGGGATTTTATTAACAAACGCATTTTCAATCATTGGTACTATTATGGGTATAAAATACGCAACAAAAGACCACTCTTAATCTTTTATTTTTTTAATTGAGACAATCTCAACCCCCTTACCTTTATTTTTAAGAGTTACCTCATTCTCGTGGGGATATAAAACATTATTAAAAACTGTTTCTTTAATATCAATCAGAGATTTTGGGGCTAATACCGTGATTATATATGAATTATCACCAACCCCTTCAGCAAATGAATGACTATTCATTAAATCTTTACGATTTTTAGCGTAATGACTACCTGGTTTTTCTAAATTAATATCATTTTTGTTATCCACTCGTATTATACGATACAATTTTATAGGGTCAGGTAATGTTTTAACATTATTAATGATACTATCCAACATTTCTTTAGCTTCAGATTCATCATAATCCATGTCACGTACCAATAAAGATACATAATAGTCCTTATTTAATTTTTCTGAAAGGATCTGAAGTAATTTCATAATAATAAATATCAAATTTTGGTTCTTTTCACACCTTTTCTTTCAACTTTGTATTTAATTTCTACTTCACATGGGTTTACCATACTTTTTTTACTGTCGTACTTGAATGTGATTATAGTTTCATCATCCTCAAACACACGTTCCCACTTTTTATGCTCTATATTTTCTTTTTTCTTTGACATATTACAAAATTAATAATATTTTTCTAAAAACAATACTGACAAGTAAAAAAATTATACTGACAAAATGTCATAAAAACTGACAAAATTATTTTTGGAATCAAATTCGTCTAAATAAAGAAAAATAAATAAATTAAAAAACAAAAACTAATATGAGTAAAATTATTGGAATTGATTTAGGTACAACTAATTCTTGTGTTGCGGTTATGGAAGGTAATGAACCGATTATAATCCCAAACAGTGAGGGTAAAAGAACTACACCATCAATTGTTGGGTTTGTTAATGAGGGTGAAAGGAAAATTGGTGACCCTGCAAAACGACAATCGGTTACAAACCCTAATAAAACTGTTTATTCTATCAAACGTTTTATGGGATCTACTTATGATGAGTCTAAAAGCGAGATTGGGAAGGTCCCTTATGATGTTATCAAAGGTAAAAATAACACACCAAGAGTTAAAATTGATGGTAAAGAGTATTCACCACAAGAAATTTCGGCAACAATCCTTCAAAAGATGAAACAAACTGCCGAAGACTATTTAGGGTCAACTGTAACTGAGGCGGTTATTACAGTTCCAGCGTATTTTAATGACGCGCAACGTCAAGCAACAAAAGAAGCGGGTGAAATTGCTGGGTTGAAAGTTAGAAGAATCATTAATGAACCAACCGCGGCGGCATTAGCTTATGGTTTGGATAAACAGAATAAAGATTCTTTAATAGTTGTGTTTGACTGTGGTGGTGGAACCCATGATGTGTCAGTTCTTGAGTTGGGTGATGGTGTTTTTGAAGTTTTATCAACAGATGGAGACACACATCTTGGTGGGGATGACTTTGACCAAGTAATTATTGATTTTTTGGTTGATGAGTTCAAAAAAGAACATGGAATTGACCCAAGTAAAGATGCTATGTCACTACAACGTCTAAAAGACGCCGCTGAAAAGGCAAAAATCGAACTTTCATCGTCTTCTTCAACAGAAATTAACCTACCTTATTTGTTACCTGTTGATGGAATACCAAAACACTTGGTTGTAACGTTATCAAGATCAAAATTTGAACAATTGGCTGATAGTTTGATCCAAAGAACCATTGAACCTTGTAAAAATGCGTTAAAAAACGCTAGTATTAGACCTACTGACATTGATGAAATCATTTTGGTTGGTGGATCAACAAGAATTCCTGCGGTTCAAGAAGCGGTTAAGAAATTTTTTGGTAAAGAACCATCAAAAGGTGTAAATCCTGATGAGGTTGTTGCTTTAGGTGCAGCAATTCAAGGTGGTGTATTAGCCGGAGACGTTAAAGACGTGTTATTGTTGGATGTGACACCACTATCTTTGGGAATTGAAACAATGGGAGGTGTATTTACTAAATTAATCGAAGCTAATACAACAATTCCGTCTAAAAAATCACAAGTATTCTCTACGGCAGTCGATAATCAACCATCAGTTGAGATCCATGTGTTACAAGGGGAACGTGCAATGGCTAAAGACAACAAAACTATTGGTAAATTCCATTTGGATGGTCTACCACCATCTCAAAGAGGTATTCCTCAGATTGAAGTAACATTTGATATTGATGCTAATGGTATTATTAATGTATCTGCCGCAGATAAAGGTACAAATAAAACACAATCAATCAGAATTGAAGCGGCGTCAGGACTTTCTAAAGAAGAAATTGACAGAATGAAATCTGAAGCAGAAGCAAATGCTGAAAATGATCAAAAAGCTAAAGAAGAAGCTGAATTAATCAACAAGACTGATTCAACAGTATTCCAATCCGAAAGATCTTTAAAAGATTTGGAAGATAAAATTACTGAAGATCAAAAGAACGAATTGACAACACTTATTAATGATTTAAAAGACTCCCATCAAAAAAGAGAGTTGTCAGTATTAGAAGAGAAAATGGATAAATTAAACACAAAGTTCCAAGAAGTATCTCAACTTTTGTATGAAAACACTCAATCAGAAACAACTACTGAAAAGGCCGATGATTTTTCAGACGTTGATTTTGAAGAAGTGAAATAATCAAGTCTTCAACAAAATAAATCCCAAATCTTTGTTGGTTTGGGATTTTTTTGTATATTTGTGATATGAAGATGAAATTACCATACGAAGCAACATCAAAGGCAATCAAGGGATACGTTGATTCTGTTATTGCAAAAGGAGAATCTAATGACTGTGTTGTTAGAGCATTCGCATCTTCATTTGAAGTTGAGTATGATGTGGCACATAAGTTCGTCGCTGAACAATTTAGTAGACAACCAAACAGGGGGACTTTTGGTACTGTTTTTAAAATGATTAAACTATCCGAAAATCCGATTAAATTCAACGGAAAAGAAGTACATATTGTAGGTAATAAAACAAATTCATCATTGATTGGATCACTTTCTTATCCTGTTAAAGTTAAAGGTGAATGGAATATGAGACAAATGACTGTTGGTACATTCATTAAGAAAAACCCAAAAGGAACATTCTTTGTATTGGTTAAAGGTCATGCATTTACAATCAAAGACGGAGTTGTAATTGGAAATTGGGATGATGCCGCAAAAACAAAAAGACCTATGAGATGTGCATTTAAAATTAAATAAATTATGAAAGTATTGATGTTGGATAATGACGGCGTGGTATGTTTAAGTAATAATTGGGGAGGACGAAAAAAGAAATGGGCTAAATACCGTTCAGCAAATCCCGATTCTTCACCTATGATTAAGGATGCTCCGGTATCAGTACGATTTGATGATTTTGATAAAAAGGCGGTTAGGATCCTTAATGAAATTATTGAAGAAACTGGTTGTGAAATTGTTGTATCATCTGATTGGAAATTACACGCAACACTTGAAGAACTTGGTGATTACTACGAAAGTCAGGGTATTATCAAAAGACCAATCGCACTTACACCAAATATTCAAACCTGTTCTTGGCATAAAGATATGATTTGGTATTGGAATCCACGATGGGAACTGGAAATGATTCGTGTTGTTGAGATTAAACAATACTTATACGATCATCCGGAAATCACCCACTGGGTTTCAGTTGATGATCTTAATATGGGTAAAAATGGTGAACCTTGGAAAGATGATTGGGGGATTGATAATTTTGTTTTAACACCAAAATCAAATGAAGGAATTAAACAATCAGGTGTTAAAGAAAAGATATTAAATTTCTTAAAATAAAAAACCCCCTTAATTGGGGGGTTTATTAATTTAATTCTTCTTCTGTAGGTTCATTCTTTTTCTTTTCTTTTTGGATCTGATTAATGATATAACCTGATACCGCAAATTCGGCCGCCGCCCACAATAAAAACTCACCCATACTTAATTTAGAATGATGTTCTAATAAAAAGTAAATCATCCCCCATTGTGCGATAATAAAAGCAACTCCTGACTCAATTCGTTTTTTGGAGAAAAATGATTTATTAACAGAATAAATGTTTAGAAATTCAGTAAATAACCATTTTATATTACTCCACCCGAAAAAATATTTTTTGTTTTTCATGTCTTTATATTTTAATGTTTATCTACCTTGACCTTTATAAGCTTTAGGTCTTTGTTCTTTAGGACCGTATTTCTTTTTTAGTTTACCAACGGTTTTTTTTCCAAAAGATTGTTTCATTGAATTTGACGAAGATGTCTTTACTTTTGCCATTTTTATTAATACTATTTTAGGTTTATTTCTAAATAAATATCAATAAAAAAGGGGATGGTAGCGAACCTCCCCTTTTATTTGTTACCATAACGATAACGGTCCTAAAAGTCCTCTATTGAGGATTATTTTTCTTTAACTAAAGTTAAACATCTTTTCAAATATTCTTTTGCTCTTGAAGATGGATCAGGATGGGCCAAAACTTTTTCAATGTCTTTAACAAGTTCTTCCCCATGTTCATTTTCTTTGTAAAGTTCAATTACTTTATCCATGGCTTTATGACAATCACCAGTTGTCTCATCAAAATAATTCTTACCTCTAAAACTGTTTAAATGATCCATTAGATCATAAGATAAATGTTCGCCTGAATCGGTAACATCGGGATGTAATCTTAATGTTCTTAAAATATCTAATCCATCAACCATTCCTCTAATACCACCACTTCTTTTATAAAGTTTTGATGTGTAATTTTTAAAACCATCACTAGTCCCAACTATTTCATCTAAAGTAACTGTATTATTAGTCAAACATCTTTGTTTTTCTTCTTTTGGTTCCGTCATTGAATCACTCTCCAAAATATGTTGTCTAATTGCTTTACGAAGTCTAGCTTCATCAATCATATATCTTTTCATAAAAAATCTTTTTATATAAATATTAGGATAAGTAAAAACAATAATATTTATATATTAAATTGGTGATTTTATCACATAAATTTTAAATCAACCTATATGAGTGATGAGGATGAGAGTAAGGACATGGAAACAAATATTTTTAGAAAACGTGTCAGTAAAGTTTCTAATGCTAGGGATGTTTTTCAACCCATTCGGATTCGACGCAGTTCAATATTATCTTATCTCACAGACAGGAAGCATATTTTACGCAAACGTGATTTTGTATTGCATATCGGCGTTGTGCTTTGGATTATATTTCTTATTTCGCAAATACTCTAAATAATCATTCTGATTTTTCTTGTTCCACCTTTTCTGCATTTTGTAGGGAAAGACTTGTTGCTTGCATGATCCATATATCAAACAAGATAAAAAATCCCCACCATGTTAATGAACTAACAGGAAAATTATCAGGTTGAGCTGCGGTCATAATTAACAGATAAGAAAATTTAATAAAAATAAAAATTTTCGTAACTACATTTATAAAAGCTAAAAAATTTGCCATAATCATAATTTAATTTCAAAACGGTTTTTCATACTATCAATAATATTTTCAGGAACGTTGTGTACATTTACCCCACCATGACGATTTTCAACAACAACAGTGAATACACTATACCCATGTTCTTTTGCCATATTAAAATATGGTTCCATTTCCCATTCTTGAGTTGAAGTATTTGACACGGCAATTTTTGGAATAGATGATTCCATCGCATGTCTGACATTATCTTGACAATCTTTATGAGCATCTTTAATTTTTGTAATATCAAAGTTGTAATTACAGTTTTCATCATAAAAATAATGATCCGCTTCAAACACGTTTGATGTTAGATGTTTTGCAAATGTTGATTTACCCGACCCTGGTCATGGCACCCCCCTAACAAGGTATAAAAACCTTTCGGGGGGTGTTATTTTTTTTTGAGTTTCCATATATTTATTCTTAGAGGTATGTTTGATACTGAATACAAATATAATTAGAAAATATATTTATGTCAAGTTTTAAAAGAAATTGTCCAAATTGTGAATGTGAAATAACATACACAAACAAATATAATATGTTAAATGCCGAAAAAAAACAATCTAAATGTAAAAGTTGTGGGTTAAAAGAAATAATAACTGACGATGTTAAAAAAAGAATGTCAGAAAGAGTTAAAGGAAAAAATAATCCAATGTATGGCAAATTTGGTGAATTAAACCCATTTTTTGGTAAAAAACATAGTCAAGAATCAATAAAGAAAATTATTGAGAATCGTGATTATAGTGTTTATAAAACAGATGAATTCAGACAAAAAATTTCAAAGGCAACTAAAGGAGAAAATAACCCAATGTTTGGTAAAACAGTTTATGATGTTTGGGTTGAAAACTATGGGGTTGAGATTGCTAATAAAAAACTGATTGAGTTAAAGGAAAAACAATCTTTATTAACTAGTGGTAAAAATAACCCAATGTTTGGTAAACCAGCTCCAAAAAATTCTGGAAATGGGATATGTGGTTGGTATAAAGGTTGGTTTTTTAGAAGTTTATTAGAATTGAG